AAAAAAAATCGGAGACGCCGTAGCGAAGCGAAGGCGAATTCGAGCAGCGCGCGGGGTCCAGGGGCGGGCGCGCCCCCGCCCCTGAAGCGGTAGACCGATTTGCACACACAACGCGCGACCTGAGTCGTCGCGCTAAAGTGCAGACCGTGCACATGACCGCACCAAGCGCGAGCGTATGAATGCGCGTGCGCGTGCGTTTCGCGCGTGCGCGTGCAATAAAGGAGCGAAGCTGTGCCCTGTTATCATCCTTTGAAGCTCTACCGAGCGAAGGCAGGCCGGAACAAGGAAACCGGCCGATGGCCGCTAGTGAGTAACCCGCTTTTTGGACTCCTCGACCAAGTGGTCGAGGTGCCCTGTGGTCGTTGCATAGGCTGCCGTCTGGAACGCTCAAGACAGTGGGCTGTGCGGTGTATGCATGAACTAAAATCGCATGACCATTCAGCGTTTTTAACGCTGACATATAAGGACCCGCCGCCGGGCGGTTCTCTAGTCCTGAAGGACCTTCAGGACTTCTTTAAGCGTCTTCGCAAAGCCATCCACCCCATCAAAGTTCGTTACATGGCCTGTGGCGAGTATGGCGAGCAGTTAGGCCGCCCTCATTATCATGTCATCCTTTTCGGTTATGACTTTCCCGATAAGGTACCTTTTAAAAAAACTGGTAGTGGTTGTCAGACTTACATCTCTCTCCAGCTAGAGGCCCTTTGGGGCCATGGCATGACGAATATCGGTGATGTGACTTTTGAATCTTGTGCCTATGTAGCTAGGTATGTGACTAAGAAGGTTAATGGCGACGCCGCTGAGGATCATTACACCGTTATTGACCCTGAGACAGGCGAAATTTTTCATCGTAAGCCGGAATTCATTGTTATGTCTCGTAAGCCAGGCATTGGCTCCGCTTGGGTCGATAAGTATCAAGATGATGTGATAGCGCATAAAGGTCGCGTTCTGTCTAATGGCCATTTAGCGACAATGCCGCGTTATTATGAAAAACAACTTGTTCGCACCCGCGAGGATGACGTCTTGACGATTAAGGCAAGACGTGTTAACGTTTTACGTGAAACAAAACTTGCTAAGCCTCTTGAGTTCGGTCCCGACCGAATGGCAGTTAAAGAAGAGTGTCAGCAGTTGCGTTTCAAGAAGTTGCCACGCCCCCTTGAGGCTATGCAACAAATTGGTAGTTATGATGAATTAAAAAAGGATCTGAAAAAATGAAACTCTTTGCAGTTCGTGATAAGAAAGCGCAGTACTTTTTAAAGCCGTTCTTTGCGCGTAATGAAGGCGAAGCCTCTCGCTCTTTTGTCGATGCCTGCCACGATACTCAGACGCCGTTGGCGCATCATCCCGAAGATTACGACTTGTACCTGATCGGTGGTTTTGATGATGAAATTGGTTCACTCAAACCAGCTGATGAGCATCCCGATTCCCCGTGCCCTTGGATGCCTGTTTTAGTTGTTACCGGTCTCTCCACAATCCCGCCTGAAAAGGCGTGATCCTTTCCCCGCGCGGTCCCGATCTCCCCGCGCGGGGTTTTTTATGGTGAATTTATGTGCCACTTTAGAACACCTTACTCCAAAGCCGTACGAGCACCCTCGCATGGCATTTTGTTTACTGAGCCATCTCAGACTGATCAGAGTTCGTTAGAAGAAACGACTATTGATTACTACCTGCGGCGTTACGCCGCTACTGGTATTGATCCCGCGGCAGGCCGCCTTGAATCGGCTCAATTTGGCGATTTCAGCTCTATAGATGATTTCCGTTCTGCGCAATCAAAGGTAGCCGCTGTTAAAAGTGGTTTTGAGTCTTTGACCGCTCAAGAACGCGCTCAATTCGACAATAATTTTGCGAATTATGTTGAATTTATTTTGAACCCAGAGAATGCAAAAGCCGCTCTTGAAATGGGCTTTTTGCATGCTCCCATTGTGAAGGAAATGGAAAATGCGAAGGAGAGCCAGCCTGGTGAAACGAATGCTTCGGAAGTCTCTCAGCCGTCGTCTGTCGACGGCGAAAAGGCGTCCTCGTAGACGCCGTTGATAGTCTCGGCACATGATCCCTGCTTGTTGTAAATGTGCCGAGTGACACCAAGAGAAATTTCAACGATAGGATTAAACAATGTCTAAACATACAGTAGCCCGCCAGGGCGCATCTTTTAATCGTTTTTCAGCGATTCCCCGCGCTCAGATTCAGCGCTCTGTCTTCAATAGATCGCACGACTACAAAACTACTTTCGATTCCGGTTACCTCGTCCCTTTTTATGTTGATGAGGTGTTGCCTGGTGATTCGTTTAAGCTCAATTGCTCCCTCTTCTGTCGTTTGGCTACGCCGATTGTCCCCTTTATGGACAATCTCTACCTTGAAACCTTTTTTTTCTTCGTTCCTAATCGACTCGTTTGGAAGCATTGGGAAAACTTCATGGGTCAGCAGGATAACCTTGGTGACTCCACTGACTATCTGATCCCTCAGACTATTGCGGGTAACACTGGTTTTGACGTTGGCTCTGTTGCTGATTACTTTGGCATCCCGACGAGCGTTAAAGGTCTTTCGGTTTCTTCTCTTCCGTTCCGCGCATATCAGTTGATCTTTAATGAGTGGTTCCGTGATGAGAATTTGCAGGAACGTGTAGGCGCTTGGGCCCCTGCCGCCACTCATAAGGATGACCCTGTTGGCGATTGGAATGACACAAATTCCACCGGCTTGAAGCTTCTGCGTCGCAATAAGTATCACGACTATTTCACCTCTGCTCTGCCGTGGCCGCAGAAAGGTGATGCGGTTGATGTTAACTTTGGCGTAGGCGGTGCGATTTCTTGGAATACTGCCACATTTAATTTTTCCGCTCGGAAATCTGACAATACTCATTTTGAGGCCGTTATTTCGAATCCAAATAAGTTAGCTTTCATTAAGCCTAACATTGCCTTTGTATCCGACTACACTGGTAACTCTGCTACTATTACTTCGCCTTCTCCTGATTCTCCGTTAATTGGTCATGGTGGCGATGTTGTTTTCTCTGCATCGGGCACTGGGAATAATGTTTCTGTTACTCCCAATTCTATGGATTTGCCTTATCTCCAGTTCGTCGGTCAGCAAGGTGCAGGCCTGACTATCAATGACTTGCGTCAGGCTTTCCAGGTTCAAAAGCTCTTAGAACGTGACGCCCGAGGTGGTACACGTTATACCGAAATTCTTCGTTCACATTTTGGCGTTGTTTCGCCTGATGCACGTTTACAGCGTCCTGAATACCTCGGCGGCTCTAGTACGCGTATCTTGATGAATTCAGTTGCTCAGACTGCCGCTACGAATGATGTGACCCCGCAGGCTAATCTTTCGGCCTTTGGCCTCTTCGGTGATTCGTTCCATGGCTTCTCTAAGTCGTTTGTAGAACATGGCTATATTATCGGCCTTGTTAACGTTCGTGCTGACCTTTCGTACCAGCAAGGTGTTAACCGGATGTGGTCGCGTAAATCGCGTCTTGATTTCTATTTCCCTGTTCTCGCTCATTTAGGCGAACAGGCTATTTTGAACAAGGAAATTTATGCTCAGGGTACCGCTGCGGATGATCAGGTATTTGGTTATCAAGAACGCTTTGCGGAATATCGTTACTCGCCTTCTGTCATTACTGGCAAAATGAGAAGTACTGACTCGCAAACTCTTGATATTTGGCATCTTGCGCAGAAGTTTGATTCCCTGCCTACGTTGTCCAGTCAGTTCATTCAGGATAATCCGCCTGTGAGTCGCGTTGTGGCCGTTCAGTCCGAACCGCAGTTCATTCTTGATGCTTGGTTCGATTTGAAGTGTATTCGCCCGATGCCGGTTTACTCTGTGCCCGGCCTTGTTGACCATTTCTAAGGAGTCTTAGATGTCTTTTGGCGCTATTTTTGGTCAGATTGCTGGACAAGTTGCCAATAAGGCGACTGATTTCTTGTTTAGCAATTACCAGGCTAATAAAGCGTGGAGTCGTCAGAAACAGGCGGCTCAATCCGCCCACCAATGGGAAGTTGCCGATCTCCGAGCCGCAGGCCTTAATCCTATTTTGTCTGCTACTGGAGGAAATGGTGCTAATCTTCCTTCCGTTGCTGTTGCTCAGAACGCTAATTCTGAAGCGCCTAATATCATTGGCATGATGTCGGCTCTCCAGGGTATTCGTAATCAAGAACAGCAGGAAAACGTTCTTAAGGCTCAGGAGCGCCTTTTGCAGACTCAGGCAGAACGTGAGCTTGATTCGGCTATGAATTTGCGCGCTCAGACTGCTCAGATTAATACGCAAAACTACATCCCTGCCGTTTTTAATGCGCGTATGATGGATGATCCCAAGCTTCGTAGTCTTATGGCTGATATGTATCAAACTCAGCTTTACAAGAATGCACTTGGTCAATTTGGTCAGTTGCTTGGCGGTGTTCAGCAGTTTGGTTCTTTACTTTTTGGAGGTCGCTAAATGGGTACTCTTACGATTTGGCATTGGCTTACTGTTATCGGTATTTTTTCTCTTGGTGCTTATTTGGTTTGGAGGTGTATTAAATGGCTTTGCATGAAAATGACTGGTGGACGCTTTTAGTTCATCTATTTGACACTGCTGTCAAATTCTTCAAACAATTTTTTGGGATTTCTTAATCATGTCTCGTCGTCGTCATAAAATCAGCAAGCGCGCGTCTAAGCGCATCTTCAGCCGCACAGCGGGCCGCACCCGCAGCCTCAACCTTAGAGCCGCGGTCCCCCGCGGCGGTTTCAGGCTTTAAACCCAAACAGGACAGCCCCCGCATTGCGGGGGTTCAATGTCTTTTGATTACTGCAAAAAAAATCGGAGACGCCGTAGCGAAGCGAAGGCGAATTCGAGCAGCGCGCGGAGAGAGTGCTT